CACGGATGACGAAAATAAGGGAGACGACGATGAAAAAGAAGTTGAAGCGGCATGGCAGCCGTACTCCACGCGCGCCATGGGACAGGCCATTCTCAATCGGCTCATTCCTGGCTCCGTCGATAATGCCGACACAGGCGAAGAAGCAGAAGAGTCTGACGATGACAAGGCGCCTGTGGAACCGTCCGAGGGAGGGCTGAATGAAGCGATCGAAGATGATCCGGCTGGACCGCCCGATGACGAAACGCCGGAATCACCTTGGATCGGCATGGATGGCAGGACAGCAGATGGCGCAATGCCCTATGAAATTCTCAAAGATAAGCTGGCATGGCTTCTGTAGCCGCCGGCTTTTCTTATATCTTACTGCGAACGCGACCGGCACGCTAATGCCGGAGAAAGAGGTTATGCATGAACAAGATCATGGAACTGCGCAATAAGCGCCACGCCCTCTGGGAACAGACCAAGAACTTTCTGGAAGAGCATCGTGACGACCATGGCTTGGTTGCTGCTGAATTCGTTGATCAGTATGATCGCATGGGCAACGAGGTCGCGGCGCTGGGTGCGGAGATCGAGCGGCTTGAGCAGCAGGCGGAGATCGATGCCAAGCTGGCCCAGCCAACGTCCACTCCCGTGACCGCTCGTCCCACCGTGGGAACGCCCAAGAGTGCTGTCGCTCCGACTGCTACCGCCGAGTACAGCGAAGCGTTCTGGAAGAACATGCGCGGCGATACCAGCATTGAGGTGCGCAACGCCCTGTCCGTCGGGTCCGATCCCAATGGCGGCTATACCGTTCCCGACGAGTTCCACCGGCAGCTCATCAAGGCGCTGGAGGAGAACAATATCTTCCGTCAGCTGGCCAAGGTCATCCGCACCAACAGCGGCACGCGCACCATCCCCATTGCCGGTGAGACCGGCGAGGCGTTCTGGGTGGAGGAAGGCAACGCCATCTCCGAGAGTGACATGACCTTCAACATCCAGACCCTGTCCGCATACAAGCTGGGCAGCCTGATCCGCGTGTCCAACGAGCTGCTGAACGATAGCGCATTCGACATCGCCGGGCACATTGCTGAGCGCTTCGGCGTCCGCTTCGGCAACGCCGAGGAGAAGGCGTTCATCAATGGCCTGGGTCCCAGCAACGATCCCACGGAGCGCGCCAGCGAGCCCACCGGTATCCTGACCAGCCTGGCCACCCCGTCCGTGAGCACGAAGAACGCGACCACCATCACCTTTGATGATGTGTACAAGCTGTTCTACGCTCTGCGCAGCCCCTATCGCACCAAGGCCAAGTTCCTGACCAACGAAACCGCCCTGCTCCAGCTGATGCTGCTGAAGGATGGCAATGGGAACTACATCTGGAAGCCCGGCTTGGATGTTGGCAAGCCCGATACCATTTTGGGTCACGAGATCGTGACCAGCACCTATATGCCCGCGCTGACCGGGACCGCGACCGAGGATGCCGGCAAGAAGGTGCTGCTGTTCGGCGACTTCCAGTACTACTGGGTGGCCGACCGCACCAACCGTACCTTCCGTCGTCTGAACGAGCTGTATGCCGTCAACGACCAGGTGGGCTTCATCGGGACCCAGCGTGTCGATGGCAAGCTCATCCTGCCCGAGGCCATGAAGGTTCTGGGCATGGGTGCGAAGACCTGAGCGACAACGAATGATGTATCTGGGGCATCCGGTAAATGACCGATGCCCCGAGACATCGGAGAGGAGAATACCGATATGGATAAGACGATCGTCACCAGGAACTATTTCACCGACGAAGGAGACACCCTCGTGATCGGGGGGAAGCTCATCATAGAAGATGGTGCGGAGGTCGAGGGCCTGGACGGTTCTTCTGGCCATGAACATGCCGCAGCCAATCAGCCTGCCAGCTCCGCCACCACTGTGGCCGTGCTGAAAAACGACTTCAATGCTCTGCTCGTTAAGCTGAAGGAAGCAGGCATCATGACGCAGGACAACTGGAACATCACAGCGAGGCTGGCTCCCGGTCTGACCGATGCTGTAGCCGCGGCCAACAATGCCAAGTCTTCCGTCACCCTTGAAGATGGTGTGCTTACCATCGCTGCGGATGTGGATGATCTGGAGGAATCCGCCAGTTCTAATCCTGAGCAGGGCACTCACAAGTGGATCGGCCTGGGGATCGGCACCGGTCTTTCTTCCGTTGCGCTTGCGCAGTACAACGGAGAGCAGCTGACCGACGCAGACGCCTCTGAAGCCGCCTCTGTGGGTCTGGATCAGCCCGGCGAGTTCGTTCTCTATGTGAGGGCGGAGGAGCTGGCCGAAGTACCGAAGGTCATCACTCTGAAGGCGGATGGATATCTGGAGGTCACCATCATCATCCGGGTGGCTGCGCCGTCTGAACCGGAAGAGTAAAACCAGCACAAGCTGAGCTCAAATTTGAGCCCAGTAAAAGGAGGGATGCCGATATGGTGCTGACACCGATAGTGACGCTGGAAACAGCGAAATTGTATCTGCGTGTGGACACTTCTGATGAGGATGCCCTTATCGGCATCCTCCTTGCCTCTGCCGAGCAAATGGTAATGGATGTAGCAAGGATCGGCCATGCCGAATGGAATGAAATTCAGCACGTCACAGCAGACGATGAAGGAAACGTGTCGGCCACGAATACCAATGCCTGTTCAAAGGGCGAAATCGTCCAGCTGCGAGAACTGTTGAAGATTGCCATTCTCTATGCCGTGGGATATCTGTATGAGCACCGTGAAGAGGCTGATCATCATGGACTCGTGCTGACGTTGCGCAATCTGCTGTTTGCCGTCCGTGAGGGGGTATTGTAGTGAATATTGCGGCCTTGCGCGTCCGAATCACCATCCAGAAGAACGAGACAGTGGTGGATGAGAACGCCAACCACACGTCCGCGTGGACAGATTACTACACCTGTTGGGCCACAGCGCTTGCAAACGGGAAAAGCGCTGAAGAGTCCAATGAAGCCGGTACGACTCAGGAAGCAGATCGGCTGGACTTCACGATTCGCTGTTCATCAGAGACTGAGACTATCGATTCCACGCATTACAGGGTGGTGTTGGGCGATCGGATCTACGACATCGTTGGCATCGACGATATGGGGTTTCGCCATACCTGCCGCAAGCTCCATACCATCCTCACAGCGAGGTGATCCGTTATGTCCAACCAGAGAGTCAGCGTGGACGGTCTGGCAGACGCGGTCATGGACGGTCTGACGGAGTATGCCGAGCTGGCCACCGAAACCATGAAGGCGGCAGTGAAAAAGGCGGGCACCACGGTTCAGAAGGAGATATCCGCGGGCGCGCCGAGGCGGACCGGCAGATACGCGGGAAGCTGGCGGACGAAGACGACGAGGGAGTCCAGCACAGAGCTGGAGGTCACCGTCTACTCGCCCAGGCGTTATATGCTTGCGCATCTTCTGGAGAACGGCCATGCCAAGCGCGGCGGCGGGCGTGTTGCCGGCAGGCCGCACATATTCCCCGCCGAGCAGCATGGAATCGAGCAGTTGGAGCGGGATATTGAGGAGGCGTTGAAGTGACGCACAATCAGCTCATGGCAATGCTGGAGGAGACGGGATTGCCTTTTGCCTACGATCATTTTGCGGAAGGCGAATCGCCGGACCCGCCATTCATCTGTTTTCTGTATCCCGCATCGGATAATTTCTCGGCGGATGGCCGGGTTTACTTCAAGATCAACAGAGTGAATGTGGAACTCTACACCGATCTGAAGAATCCGCAACTGGAGAATACTGTGGAAGCCGTGCTTGAGGGGCACGGCATTTTCTTTGAAAAGACCGAGACCTGGATAGACAGCGAAAAGCTGTATGAAATCCTCTACCAATTCGGAATGGAGTGTGCTGATAATGGCGAAGAAGAGGAATAAGGTCAAATTCAATATTTGCAACGTCCACTACGCGATATTGACCGTCGCGGATGACGGGACGTTCTCCTTCGGGACGCCTGTGCCGATGCCCGGCGCGGTTTCGCTGGCGCTGGATGCCAACGGCGAGCCGACCAATTTCTATGCGGATGGCTATGCCTACTACACCATCGGCAACAACATGGGGTATGAGGGCGACCTCGAACTGGCCATGGTTCCCGAATCCTTCCGCACGGATGTGCTGGGCGAGCGGCTGGATTCCAACAATGTGCTCATCGAGAATGCCAACACCGAAACGGTGGATTTCGCGCTGCTCTTTGAGTTCGATGGCGACATTCGCAAGATTCGCCACGTCCTGTACAAGTGCGCAGCCAGCCGGCCCAGCGTGGAATCCAAGACCAACGAGGAAGAGGTCGAGGTGCAGACCGAAACGCTCTCCATCAAGGCCACGCCGATGGCGAATGGCATTGTAAAGGCGAAGACCGGCGACGATACGACGGATACCGTGTACCAGAACTGGTATCAGTCGGTGTATCTGCCTGTCGAATCCCAGACTGCGGTGGTCCAGTCCACCAGGAGCGCGTCGAAGTAGGAGGACATATCGGAATGAGCATGATCAAAACGATTGAGATCGATGGCAAGCAGGTACCTTTCAAGGCATCTGCCGCCATCCCCAGGATCTACCGTGTAAAGTACGGCCGGGATATCTTCAAGGATCTCATGAAGCTGCAAAAGGCGCTGAATGAGAATACGGCTGATGACAGCAATCTTGACCTGTTCTCCCTGGAAACCTTCGAGAACATCGCCTATCTGATGGCAAAGCACGCTGATCCGTCCCTCCCCGACACAGCGGAGGAATGGCTGGATGAGTTCAGCGTATTCTCCATCTACAACGTGCTCCCTGCGATCATTGAACTCTGGGGAGTGAATGTGGAAACCCAGTCTGTGGCTAAAAAAAACGAAATGCAATCGACCGATCAATGACGACACCATTGTTCATGTTGCGCTGCGTACAGCTGGGTATTTCGATTCGTGATCTGGATCTGCTTACGGTCGGCCTCGTGAACGATATGTACATCGAGAGCGACAATGACAGCCATGAGTATGCCCAGATTGGTACGCAGGCGCAAATGGATGCATTCTAGCCACAACCGCAGGAAGGGAGGCGACAGCTTTGGCGGGTGGACGAATCAAAGGTATTACAGTTGAGATCGGCGGCGACACTACAAAACTGGAAACCTCCCTCAGGAGCGTCAATACCGAGATCAAGAATACCGAATCCAAGCTGAAGGATGTCAACAAGCTCTTGAAGATGGATCCCGGTAATACGAACCTGCTCTCCCAGAAATACAAGACCCTCCAGCAGGAAATCGGCACCACCAAGGAAAAGCTGAATACGCTGAAGGAAGCCGCAAAGCAGGCTGAACAGGCACTGAAGGATGGCACCATTTCGCAGGACCAGTACGACGCTCTCCAGCGGGAGATCGCCGAGACGGAGCAGAGCCTCAAAAACCTGGAACAGGAGTACAAAAACTTCGGTTCCGTGCAGGCTCAGCAGGTTGCAGCTGCCGGTGAGAAGATGAAGGAATTCGGCGGCAAGGTAGAGGACGCAGGAAAGTCGCTGACGACCAAAGTGACCCTCCCCCTTGTTGCTTTCGGTACGGCGGGCGTGGCGAGCTTTGCAGAGGTCGATAAGACCATGCAGCTCACCAACAAGACGATGGGCAACACCGAGGAACAGGCGGAACTGCTCAACAAGGCCATGAAGGAAGCGGCCGCCAACTCCACCTTCGGCATGAAGGATGCCGCCACCGCCACGCTGAACTTCGCCCGCGCTGGCCTGACCGCTGAGGAAGCGGCCGCCGCACTGGCGCCGGCTATGAACCTCGCGGCAGGCGAAGGCGGCAACCTGGACACGGTGTCCGGCGGCCTGGTCGCCACCATCAACGGCTTCCACGGCAGTTTCGATGATGCTAGCCACTATGCCGATGTATTTGCGGCGGCCTGTAACAACTCCGCCCTGGACGTGGACAGTCTTTCGCACGCCATGTCCGTCGCAGCGCCTATTTTCTCTGCTGCCGGCTACAACGTCAACGATGCTGCCCTCTACATGGGCATCATGGCCAACAACGGCATTGACGCCGACAAGGCGGCAAACTCCCTGAAAACCGGCCTTGCTCGCCTGATCTCTCCCGCAAAGGAGGGTGCGGAGAAGATGGCGGAACTGGGCATCTCCGTCACCAATGCGGACGGATCAATGAAAAGCTCCGTGCAAATCCAGAAGGAATTGCATGACGCCTTTTCCAAGCTGTCCGAGTCCGAGCAGATCGCGGCGGCATCCGCCATCTTCGGCAAAAACCAGATGGCGCCGTGGCTGGCGCTGATCAATACCGCGCCGGAGGAAGTCGGCGAGCTGGATGCCGCACTGGCGAACTGCGCCGGCACCACAGATGAAATGGCTGAAGCCATGATGAGCGGTTTCGGCGGCTCCCTGGAGAAGCTAAAAAGCTCCATCGACGTGCTGGTCACCTCCATCGGCGAGGCGTTGGCACCGACCATACTGAAGGTTACAGAATTCATCCAGGGACTGGTGGACAAGTTCAACGCCCTAACCCCGGCGCAGCAGCAGACCATCGTGAAGATTGGGATGCTGGCCGCCGCCCTGGGTCCGCTGCTCATCGTTGTGGGCAAGGTGATCTCTTCCATAGGCACGATCATGACATGGGCGCCGAAAATCGTCTCAGGGGTTCAAAACGTCATCGGCATCGGCGGCAAGCTCATGGGCGGATTGAAAGCACTCTGGGGTGTGATCGCTGCAAACCCGATCATTTTGATTGTCGCGGCTATAGCAGCTGCGGTTGCGGCTTTCATCCACTTCTGGAACACCTCGGAGGAGTTTCGGGCATTCTGGATCGGATTATGGGAATCCATTAAAGCTGTGGCGCAGACTGTTATTGACGCCATTGTCAATTTCTTCACGGTGACGCTTCCCGAAGCCTTTAATTCCTTTATCGCCTTCTTCCAGGGACTCTGGGAAGGCGTAAAGTCCTTCTTCACTGGCATCTGGGACGGCATGAAGGAAATTGTGTCTACAGCATGGGAGACAATCAAGGATGTCGTCCAGGTGGCGATCATGGCCATCGGGGAGTTTTTCAATACCGCGCTGACCATCATTACGCTGCCCTTCCAGTTCATATGGCAGAATTGCAAGGAAATAATCACGACGGCATGGGAAGCCATCAAGGGCGCGATCTCCACAGCTCTGACGGCCATAGGCACGGCTATCACTACTGCGTGGGAGACGGTGAAGACCGCAACATCTACGGCGTTTGAGGCAGTAAAGACCGTTTTGACGACGGTATGGACGGCGATCCAAACCGCTTTTACAACCGTGCTGACGGCCATTCGGACAGCGGTCACTACTGCCTGGGAAGCCATCAAGACGGCCACAACCACGGCGTTCAATGCGGTAAAGACCACGGCCACCACTGTATGGAACGGCATCAAAACCGCCGTGGATACCGTGCTCAACGGCATCAAGACCGCTGTGACCACGGCCTGGAACACGGTGAAGACCACAACCACCACCGTATTCAACGCTGTGAAATCAGCCGCGTCTACAGCCTGGAACGCCATAAAGACGACCATCACCACGGTGATCAATTCCATAAAGTCCGGGATATCGTCCGGGCTGAGCGCGATACAGTCCACGGTATCCAGCATTCTGAACGGCATCAAGAATACGTTCACAAATGCCTTCAATAACGTCTGGTCGTTCGTACAGGGCATTGTGAACAAGCTGAAGAGCGTCTTCAATTTCCAGTGGAGCCTGCCGCAAATCAAGCTGCCGCACTTTTCCATTTCAGGCTCGTTCAGTCTGAACCCGCCTTCTATTCCGCACTTCTCTGTGCAGTGGTACAAGAAGGCCATGAACAACGGCATGATCCTGAACAGCCCGACCATCTTCGGCATGTCCAGGAATAAGCTGCTGGGCGGAGGGGATGCCGGGCCGGAAGCGGTTGTTGGCGTTCAGTCGCTGATGGACATGATCCAGAGCGCGGTGGGCAGTATGCAGATAGCGGACACAGGGAACATCACCATCCCCGTGTATATCGGTGGTAATCTTATCGATGAAATGATCGTGACGGCACAGCAGCGGCGGGCGCTGCGGTCAGGAGGCAGGGTATGACTTTTCAGACCTATCTTAAGATCAACGGCGCTGCCCTCCCCGTGCAGAAGGATGATTATTCCGTTGAGTACAACGATGTTGTGGCGGACAGCGGCGGGGTGACGGAGGCGGGAACAACCATACGGGATGTAATCCGTGAAGGCGTCCCTTCCATCTCCGTCAGCCTGCCTGTGTCGCGCACATGGCTGAAGAAGTTGAGACGGCTGAAAAAAGAGCCGTATCTGGACGTGGAATGGCTTGACCCGGAAACGGGCGATATGACCGCCGGTGTCATGTACATGGACGGCTTCAAGGTCTCTCTTGAGCATGACACAAGCAGCGGAAGTCTGTGGACTGTCTCCTTCAGCCTGGAGGATCTGAACGATGTATAACGTATCGGAGCAATATAAGACTGCCATACGTGGCCACAGCCGAAAATTTGACTGGTACGGAACCATCACCACCACAGCGGGCAAGGCCTACCATTTCACGACAAAGGACATCGTGAAGGGCAGCGGCTCGATCACCCGTTCCTGCTCAGGCTCCACATCCCTGGAACTTGGCTCCGTCTATGCGGCGGAGTTGGACATTTCCCTGTTCCTGGATGTGGACCGTTACAGCATGTACGATGCCGAGATCGACCTGTATTTCGCCTATCAGCACAGGACAATGCGCCTGTGGAACGATATCCGAAACAGAACATGGGGATCGATAAGCAACCTGACTTGGAATGCCAGCTATACGCCCGAGGCGATCCCCATGGGCAAGTTCGTCATTTCCGAGGCGACGCGCACCCTCACTGTCCTTCAAATCAAAGCGTATGACTATATGCTGCGATTCGAAAAGAACATGAGAAACAGCGGCTCCGCCAAGTCCCCATACGACTGGCTTTTGTACGCCTGCAAGGCGTGCAAGGTAGAACTGGGAGTAAGCAGAGAGGCTGTAGCGGCCATGCCCAACGGCTCTCAGGTGCTGTCCTACACTGCCACGGATGATGTGAAAACCTACCGCGACCTGATCTCCCATGTGGCGACCGTTCTCTGCGGTGTTTGCCAAATTGACCGCGCCGGCGCGCTAACGGTGATCCCGTTCTCGAACACCCCGGTTATGGACATCCCTGCGTCCTGGCGGTACTCCTCCAAAATCGCGGACTACATCACCAGGTATTCCGGCCTGTATGCGACCTACAGGGCTGGTGGACTGACGGAGTATTACAAGGTTGAGCCGGATGACGGCCTGATCTACAACATCGGGACCAATTCCTTCATGCAGATTGCGTCCACTACCGAACGTGCCCAGGCGCTGCAGAGGATCATCAACCATCTGTCCGCTACCACCTACACGCCCTTTGAAGCGGAGATCCCCGGCGACCCGTCGCTTGACCCGATGGATGTGCTCAGCCTATTAGGCGGGCAGGCTCTTGGCGAGATTGCCTGCATCACGGAGATCGTCATCCGCATCAACGGGAAGAGCACCATCAAATGTGTGGGCGAGAATCCTCGACTCAACCAGGCGAAGAGCCGATACACGAAGGATATTGAGGGGTTGCTGGCGCAAAGCGAGAGCATGGACGGCACGTCCACATTTTGGATGTCGGACGCCTACAGCCCATTCGATCTGGCTGTCGCAGAGACGGAGACGGTCGTTACCTCCACCCAGTTTGAAATCCAGACCGACAAATCCCGCGGCGAGATCATATGGACAGGGACATACACACTGGATCAGTCCAGCGTCATCACGGCAAACGTGTACCTGGACGACCGGCTGATATACTGCTGTAAAGATTTCCGCATGACCGGGAATGCGGTGCTCACCATCTCCACGCCCTTTGAAATCCTGCGTGGTGACGAAGGCGTTCACGAGGTGAAGATCGCGCTTATCTGCGAGCCCGCGGAGGAGACGGAGCTTTCCTATATGCTTCGGCAGCTTGCATCCCTGGAAAACCGTGTGCGCCAGATTGAAAAGGGCTTCAATAACGAAATCACTGTGGATGACGAGATTCATGCGGATTTGGCCCTTGCCATCACTCCGATGTCCGAGCAGGCTGCGACTGCTTTCGGGACGCATGAAGATGAATCCATCACCGAACCTATCCATCTGGAACTGATGGAGATGATCAGCTCCCTGACCGAGGAAGCGGGAGGCGAAAGCGAATGATGAAAGGCCATGTGCAGATTGAGCTGTACGATCATAAGACCGGTCAGCTCAAAAGAACCGAGCATGACAATATGCTCACCAACGCGCTGGCGTACAGGGCCGGGATCGACTCAAATGATACCCTTGGCCTGTATGCCAGCGAATACAGCCTCATGCCGCTGGGGACAAAGGGGCTGGGCGGTCTGTTCCTGTTCGACGGAGTGCTGGACGAAGATGCCAGGAACGTCCACTTTCCCATGAGCGTCCACCTGACCGGCTGCGCCGGCAGAGGAAACGGGAACGCTGCGAGCAGCCTACTGGGGACGATTGACAACACCGCTTCCGGCTACGCCAACGGCAAGTACACCACAGTGTGGAACTTCCTGCCGAACCAGGCCAACGGCGTGATTGCCTCCCTGGCGCTGACCCACGCCAAGGGCGGAGATAATCCGTTCCATATGTACCGGGCCAATGCCTGGAACAGGCTGTCCACCGGCTATCGCCATTTCTGCGGAATGAACCTGGATACGGACACGGCGTACTTCAGCTACAACTACCAGGCGACCGCCACGATCACCTTCTACAAACGAAAGGTATCGCGGCATCTGCTTCGCGTGAATTCCCCGTACCTCGGGACGGAGGAAACGGCGCTCAACTACGACCTGTCCTCCGAGGTCATCACGGATAGGAACTACTGGGATATCACGCCGGATTACGACGGGTACATCTATCTGTGCGCCACCCAGGGCAACCAGACTGGCACCGCGACGGTGTACCTGCGGCGATTGAAGGCATCTGCCGATCATTACTCCCTGCAGGAGGATGCCGACTTTCGGCAGAAGCTGACGATCCCGGAGATTTATCTGTACCCCTCCAACGCCACCAAGAATACCCACACCCTTGCCCTGTGCGTTTCGGGCGGCTACCTGTATGCCCTCAGCTATGACAGGAAGTCCGTCTATCGGATCAGCCTGGCGGATACGTCCCAGATTCGGCAAATTACTTCGGCCATCAGCGGCTTCCAGTCCATGGACTGCGGCATCTATCCCCATCGCGGTGGTGGCCTGTGGACGGAGTTCCTGTTCAATGCCATAACGACGTCCGGCAGCACGGAAGCAAGGCGCTGTAGAGCCATAATCTACGAGGACGGCGAAAGCGTCTGCGATCCCGCGGTCTATACGACAGGCTCATGGGCAATGAAGGACTTCTGCGGCTACGTCACGGAAGATCTGAGGATGTTCTCTTCCTACTATGTTTACTTCGACGCCTGCCAGAATTATATCGGCACGATATGCAATCTGGACGAGCCGATCACCAAGACGGATTCGCAGTCGTTGAAGATCACGTACTCCATTACCGACGCATAGGAGGGCGACATGGCACTACGATTGGCATCGCGGCAGGGCCGCCTTGTGGTGTTCGGCTACAATGCCGTCACCAGCAGGATTGAGTGGATCCGGGGCCCCAGCGCCCAGCAGTATGCCGGGAGCCCTCTCAGCCTGGACGGCAGCATGGTCATGGCGTACTACAAGGACGGCACGACCTCGGATATCACCGAAGCGTGTCTGTATGATCCTGAGGAAGGCACTCTCCTTCAATATGGCGGAGAGCTGAACATCAACGCCAATTACACCGATCATGCGGGAAATGAATTCACGGCGGATACGCAGATAGAGGTCGCGGATGTGGAAGAGCTTATCTTCACGGGGCTGGCAAAGCCTGTGCAGAAGGAAGCCGCTGCCCTTGACCTCTCCGGCGCGGTATTAGCTGTGAACTACTCGGATGGAACGTCCCGATCCATAGACGCCTCTGCCGTGACATTTGAGCCGGCAGCCGGTGAAACCATCGGTAATATGGAGGAGCTGACCATAAGGGCCACATGGAAGAATCCAGCGACAGGGACGGACTATTCCGCAGAGTATACGCTTGCCATTGATGAAATCGAGGGCATCTTTTTCATGCATGGCCCCAACAAGTCAAACTATGCCGACGGGGAGCCGTTCGTCCTGACCGGCGCGACGGTTGGTCTGCGGTACAAAATGTCGGGGGATATCGTCGATGTCACCGGCGGCTGCGAGTTCTATCCCGAGACCGGTGAGATTATGTCGAGCTACGGCACGACACTCAGCGCGACATATGAAATGACCGGCGGCAATCAGTACACGTGCGAGACGCTCCTGAACGTGCAGGTCATGACCGTGCCGATCAGCGTCATTGGCCAGATCATTGGTGAGGATCTGGGGCTGGAATTCACAGATGAATTGCCTGCTGATTTCTGGGACGATTACAGCATACAGGATGTGCCATACATCCCGGCAGACGGGGATTATTTCCTGACGACGGATATCTACGGCAGTATCGTGGACTATCTGGCCACAAAAGGCGCGTTTGCGAAGTGCCAGCGCTACGGGGACATACCGTATATGGTATTGCCTGCCGGCAGATACGCTTCCGCAGATGGGAAATATGCCATCGAGGCGACAGCAGATATCTATATCATTGCGGCGATGGAAAAGAAGGATGGACGGCCGGAGCAGCTCCCCAATCCGAGCTGTGTGGACTATCCCTATACGAATCTGTACGCTTACAACCAGATTCAGGTGCTGACCTTCACGCTCAACAGTTCTGATTATGTGCAGTGCAGTCCCGGCCTGAAAGGTGGTCACAATTCTGCCACTTCCGGCATTTGCCGCAAGATGGCCGGACTTGGACTCTACGATGTCTCCGACGACACGATGTACACGAACTATGTGACGTTCGAGAGCGACAGCATCGTGAACATCCCCGGCATCCTTGCGCTGCCCTGGTGCTGGTATGATGACGTTCCTCATGACCTCGCCACGCTTAAGGCGATTGTCCAAAGCGGTGAGCAGGAGGACGGGTGTCTGGGCATACGCCACAAGGGGAAGGTTCCCTATCTTACCTATTCTAAAGGCTCCGTTTATGAGGAAGTGAAGGAGCAATTCCCGGAGTTGTTTGGAAGCAATGTTGATTATGGCGGCACCGAATATGCCCGTGTCGATTCCTGATTGGAGGTGGTCAGTTTGGCGACAAGGACGAGATATTACAACCTGACCAAGCCGGAGGGAACCGACCTGGTCAACATCGATGATCTGAACGGAAACTTCGATGTCATAGATCAGCATCTGAAGGAGAATGCGGATGCTATTGACGAGAAGCAAGCTGCTCTGACTTTCGATGCAGCGCCGACAGAGGGTAGCCAAAACCCTGTGACCTCTGGTGGCATTCATGCCGCACTGGAAGAGAAGCAGGACACGCTGGCCTTCGACAGCACACCCACGGCGGGCAGTACGAGGCCAGTGACGTCAGGCGGTGTGAAGGCGGCCCTCAACGGAAAGCAGAATACGCTGACTTTTGACAGCACGCCCACAGCCGGGAGTACGAGGCCGGTTACATCAGGCGGCATAAGGACGGCTCTCAATGGGAAGCAGGATACGCTGACGTTCGACAGCGCGCCTACGGCGGGCAGTGCAAGGCCGGTGACCAGCGGAGGCGTTAAAGCGGCTCTTGATGGAAAGCAGGACGCGCTGACATTCGACAACACGCCTACGGCGGACAGCACGAGGCCAGTGACCAGCGGAGGCGTTAAAGCGGCTCTTGATGGAAAGCAGGACGCGCTGACCTTTGATAGTGCTCCAACACGGGGCAGCACAAATCCTGTGACCTCGGCGGGCGTATATGAGGCACTCCAGAACAGCGGCGCGAGCATTATTCTGGATGATGTTCCTACTCAGGGGAGCAACAATGCAGCAAAATCTGGCGGCATTTTCGCAGCCCTTGAAGGCAAACAGCCCATGCTTACATTTGATGCCGCGCCTGCCCGAAACAGTCAGAATCCTGTTTCAAGCCATGGTATTTATACTGCGTTACAGGAGAAGCAGCCAGTATTGAGCTTCGATGCGACGCCGACGGAAGGCAGCTCTAACCCGGTCACCAGCAACGGCGTGGCGGCGGCTCTTGCACTGAAACAGGCGGATTTGACGCAGGTGCCGACCGTATCCAGGCTCCTGGAAACCGATTACCTGTTCCTTGAGCGCAGCGGAGTGATCTACAAAATCCGCGCCTCGGCTGTGATCATCCCGTCCAGCGGCGGTGAAGGTATCGAGACGGAAAGCGGCGACGCGCTCCTGACTGAGGACGGACAGGAGATTCTGATTGACACCGGGGACGAGGATTCGGGCGCCGTCCTGACGCAGTCCGGTGAGCAACTGCTCACGGAAAGCAATGAAGCAATCACGATCGACCAGTGAAGGAGGTTTTGATAATGGGTGTGAGAATCAGCGAACTGCCGAGCGTCTCTTCGGCCAACACAGACGACAGCCTGGTGCTGAACCACGGCAGCGAGACCAGCCGCGTCACCGTTGAAGCCCTGATGGAGAGCTACCTGAGCGGCGCCGGATACATGACGGAATCCGGGCTTGGTGACTACCTGAGCCAGGCGGGATATGTCACCGAATCTTATCTCAGCGAATATGTGACAGCATCCGATCTTGCAGGCTATGTTACGGGTTCCGATCTCGACAGCAGGCTCAACGATTATGTGGCGGAATCAGAGATTGGAGATTATCTCAGCGATTTTTTGACTTCCTCCGACCTTGACAGTCGCCTCGGCGACTATGTGACCTCTTCCGACCTGAGCAATGCAGGCTTCATCACAGGAGAATCCATCGGCGAATATCTGAGCGAATATATGACGAGTTCGCAGATCAGCGAAGCCTTGAGCGACTACGTCACGAATACATACTTGGGCGAATATGTCAGCAGCGCCGTAAGCGAATTCGTGACGCAGAGCTACCTGAGCGAGCAGCTGGGGTATTACCTGAGCAGTTCCGATCTGGAATCTGCTTTGAGCGACTATATCTCCAGCTCCAGCCTTGAGAGTTATCTCAGTGATTATCTATCCAGCTATGTCAGTTCCGCGTATTTGAACGAATCCTTGTCGCCCTATCTGTCCGAGTCTGACATTTCTCCGTACCTGAGCGAGGGGCTCGCGGGCCTTTCTAATTTCATGACGGAGGATGATCTTTCCACTGCGGGGTATGTTTCCAGTTCCAGCTTCGCAGCGGCATTGGCGGCTTATCTCTCCGATTACGGCGGGGAGACGATTTACAACGCCATCTCGCAGTACATCAACCCGGAATTGTAAGGAGGACGCCATGAAGCTGCAATTGCTCATTCCCCAGTTTAATGAAACGGATGAGGTCATGCGCCCGATGTTGGACAGCATCCGTACCCAGCAGGGTGTGGATTTGAAAAACGACATCGAAGTCATCATCGGCAATGACGGATCGGATACAAAGCTGTCTGAGGGACTCCTCGGCAGCTTTCCCTTCCCCATCCGCTATGTTCTGTTCGACCATTCCGGCCTGCCGGGGACCCGCGGCCGCCTGTTCGATATGGCGACGGCGGATTACGTCATGTTCTGTGATGCCGACGACATGTTCCTGACGAACCTTGCGCTGTACACGATCTTCGCGTTCACTGATAGGGGCTGTGACGCGCTGGTGGTAGATTTCATGGAGGAGGTCATCGACCGGAAGACCGGGCGCTCCATCTTCTTCCCGCATAAGAAGGACAGCACCTTTGTCCACGGGAAGGTTTACCGCAGGCAGTTCCTGATCGACAACAGCATCGTATGGCACCCGGACGTGAAATGCCACGAGGACAGCGGCTACAATTCCCTCGCGCTGAAAGTGGCGAAGGACGTAAGGCACTGCCAGATTCCACTGTACCTGTGGAAGTGGCGCGAAGGCTCTATCTGCCGCAAGGATCCGCTGTACGTCCCCAAGACCTATACGCGCATGATCTACTCCAACGGCTGGCTGGTGAAGGATTTCATGGATCGCGGCATGGTGGAGGAAGCGAAATACTATGTGGCGGTGCTCGTCTACGGTACCTACTACATGCTCAACAAGCGCATCTGGCTCGACCCCATGAACGATAAATACCGCTATGAGACGGAGAAGTGCTTCCAGGAATATTACCGCAAGCACAGCGCCCTGTTCCTGTCGGTTGACCCGAAGGCGCGCAACCGCATCATCGCGGGCACAAAGCGTCGCGTCCTGGGAGAAGGCGTGCTGCTGGAGCAGTTCACCTTCGACGAGTGGATCAGGCACATTGAGGAGATGGAATGATGAAATCTGTTCTCATCGTCGGCATAGGGAATATCGGCAGCCGCCTGTATGCGGAGTATCAGCGATTGAAGCCGGACCGGTACGACCCCATCAAGGGTTACGAAGAGAAACAGCCCATCCGCTACGACTTCGCTTTCATCGCTGTGGACACACCCATGAAAGCGGACGGCTCATGCGACCTCTCCCAGGTCAAAACCGCATTGGATGAGACGGATGCCGAGATCTATGTGCTTCGCTCCACTGTGCCGCCGGGAACAACGGAAAGGCTTCGGAGCGAAACAGGTAAGCACATCGTGTTTTCTCCGGAGTTCTACGGCACAACCCAGCACAGCGATGAATGCACCTTCGACTTTTCGTTCACCATCCTCGGCGGTCCCAAAGACGACTGCAATGCCGTGATCCAGCTGCTCCAGGAGGCCTATGATGCCCGACACCGTTTCAGGGTCACTGACAGCACGACCGCCGAACTGACCAAGTATATGGAGAACACCATTCTGGCGGCAAAGGTTTCCCTCTGCGTCCAGTTCTGGGAAATTGCCGGGGAATACGGTGTCAGCTACCCGGAGATGCGGGAGCTGCTCTTGGAGGACGAAAGGCTCAGCCGCGCTCATACCTTCGTTTATGACGAACATCCCTATTGGGAGAGCCACTGCTTTGACAAGGATCTTGCTGCCTTGGTCAGTGTTGCAGACGCACCGCTAATCGAGGACGTGATCCGGTACAATCAGAGGTGCAAAGCCAGGTACGGCGGTAACATGCCTGATTGACTGTGTTTCGTTGCTGCTTTTTTGAGCTCGTAATCCTCTGATTTGCCGACTGATCTGATAGATATCACCCGATAGGGTGCTGTTTTATTGTGCGCACTGTACAGTGATAGTTATCGTCCATGACCCCGTAACTACGCCTGTTTTTCTCCTGTGGGGCTGTGTTTTATGGCATGATCACACCAACAAAAGCGAAACACACCCCACAGCCGAAAGGAGAAAGCAACATGAACGCAAAGACCGAAAGGCAGATCGCCAACCTCAAGCAGCAGACCTTCGGAGTTGAAGTCGAGGGTAACAACATCACCCGCCAGAAGGCGGCTCAAAAAGCAGCTGAGTTCTTCGGCACCGGCCGCTACGAATACACCGCCGCACGAAACGGTTACATGACCTGGAGCGCATGGGATTCCGAAGACCGCGAATGGAAATTCCAGAGAGATGTGAGCATCAAGGGCCCTGACGACGAAAAGTGCGAGTTGGTGACGCCCATCCTAACCTACAAGGACATGGAAACCTTCCAGGGCCTCCTCCGAACCCTCCGCCACGCAGGAATGAAGAGCAGCCCCTCCCGCGGATGTGGGGTACACATTCACATCGGGCTGAAGAGCCTGGACGGAAGGCACCACAATGCGAAGACCCTACGGAACCTGGTCAACATCATGGCGGCCCACGAGGAGCAGATCGGGCGGGCAATCAAAATTGACGAAGGGCGCACCGGCCATTACTGCCAGGTGGTCAACCCCGACCTCCTTGAACGGCTCAACAGGCAGAAGCCCCGGACGATGCAGAGGCTGGCGGACTGCTGGTACGAAGGCAACAGCGCCACCTATGGACGCAGCGCCCACTACAACGAAAGCCGCTACCATATGTGCAACCTCCATGCGGCTTTCACCAAGGGGACGGTTTTATCCGAACAAATTCTTTATCCGAAGAATGCCGGAGAATGCAAGCCCAAACCATAGTCTGAGCTTGCAAATGTTCGGATAAAGAAATCACCGGATACCAAACTTGCGGGCAAAAGCCGCCTCTTTATCAGCTCCTTCGTACAATGCTTCTTCCGGCTCGTTAATAGCAGGCCTCCCGCCGCGCTCCATTGCGGAACGCAGCTGCTTGGTTGAGTTGTATGCGTATTTCTTTGTGGTTTCCAGCTGGGCATGACCGAGCAGACGCGCGACCATTTCAATATCAACATCGTCCTGGTACATGCCAGTGGCGCGCGTCCTACGGAACATATGCGGATAGACCGTTTCAGGAAGATCCACACCAGCTTCACGAAGCATTTCGGCGTATTTCTTTACGATCCGTTCGCCGTTACGCTCAGTCATGTGATGGATTTCTCCCTTGTAGCGGACATAAAATAACGGAGTATCGCTGCTTTCGTCTTCGCTGTGTGTGGTTTCAATGTATTTACGGAGAAAGTCAACAGTATCATCGGAGACGCCAACCTGACGCTCCTTGTTTCCCTTTCCGTGAATGACAATATACGGCTCCGAAATATCCAGGTACAGGTCAGCCATACTGATTTTCACCAGCTCGCCTATACGGACGGCGGTATCGAATAAAGTGACCAGAAAAGTTTGGTCGCGCAGGCTGATTGAAGTAGTTACCTGTGTAGGAGCCTCGAGCATAGCCTTCATAGAATCCTGTGAAATTGTGGGACGACGAAGAACAGGCACCGTCAAAAACGGAACTTTATTTACAGTAAGGTAAATCTGTTCAAGAGATATATCCATCGCAGCAGCATATTTCAGGTACGCCTTTAGCGCAGCAAGCCTGCTGTTTATAGTGCTGGCTTTTAAGTGCTGTACATTCTGCATATATGACGAATAGTCGAGCACAAAATCATAAGTGCAATCGGCAAAGCAAAACTTCGTTATTGAAATGTTTTTTACCTCAAAAGCGAACTTCCTGAAACTCGTCAAAGATTTCCGATAGGACACAGATGTATTCGGGCTCTGACCGCGCTGCAATGGAATATGTACCTCCAGAAAATCCATAGATTTTGAGAAGAAAAGCTCCTTTGTTTTTATGTCTTTCTTTGCTTTTTTCATGACCGTACCCCCAATTTCGGAATCACACTGCGGCCGAAATGATCCTTCTGCCTAATGATACGATTAACGTCATTGGTCATAATGTAATAATAGAATGTTTCACGCACACCTTTATGACCAAGATACTTGCTAAGATAGGGCAGCATGGTTTCCAGGTCGACACCCTGTTCCATCCAGTCATTCATGCGGTCAACAACAAAGGTAAAGCGGAAACTGTGGACAGTAGGCTTTTTATCGACCTTGTCAGCATAGGGTGTAGCATTCCAAAAGCGATTGAAGTTGCTGTTCATTGAACTGTAGCTCATGTGATCATCCGGATTTCTGCCGGGGAAAAACCAGTGGGGTTCATATCCCAGTTCTTTGGTTATACACTTTAAATAGTCGACACAGAGCTGACATACATCATCTGCGAGATAAACGACTCTGTCTTTATGCCCTTTGGATTGATAAATCGTCATGGTGCCGTTGACGAGATCAACTTCTGAAACCGGCATTTTCAGGAGTTCTCCGCAGCGCATTCCCGTACAGTATAAAACTCTGAAGAAAACTTTGTATTCCCATATCCTGCATTTACCGCCTTTAATCGCAGGAACGAAAGCATCCAGTTCTTCAAAGAAAGAAATCAGCTCTGGATGTGTAAACACATGCGGCGGATGGACCTTCTTTGTCGTAAAGTCAACCGGGATATATGCCTCATGCCCTAAACCTGCCATGTAGAGAAGAAGCTGCCTTGAAGCAGATACCCTTCCGGTTTGGTTGTAGGCTCCCTCCGTATCTTTGCGCTTCATCCAGTCATCCATGAAATTTCGGGTAACATGGATCGTAGAAAGCTCTTTGTCAACACAGTACTGGTCGAATTCTTTCAACACATAGGCCGTTGAATCATAGCTAAAGCCCATAGCGCGCTTTTCATCGACCAGTCCCTGCATAAAAGGAGCCAAAATGCTGGAATACTCATAATCCTTGCTCACGAAGGAAGCACCCCCTTCATGGTGATTCCGGATTCATGCAACGAACGGGCGCATTTCCGCATGCCTTCCCCATGAGTCGAAAGGTAGACATGAAGCGTCTCCATACCACGATGTCCATCGAGATCTGCAATATTCGAGGGCTTGACTCCGCGTTTCAGCATGTCTGTACTGAACGTTTTCCTGAGACAATGATAGTTAGAACCAGGCACATTCCTGTCAGGAAATGCTTTATTGAATGCATCGCAGGCTGCCGAGTCCCTAACTTTGGTGTAGGGCGCATAGTTGCGGATAAAAACATGGGGATCATCAGTATCCGGGCGTTCCTCTGTGACATACCGGTACAGAAGATTTCCAATCTTCACAGAAAACGGCACTTCGTTTTCTACGCTGGTTTTTTTCTGCACAAAAGAGATGACACCGTTTTTTAGATCAATGTCGGTGCCGCAAAGTCCGACAACATCGGATTCTCTCATTCCCAGATATCTGCCGAGCGCCAACATTGCTTTTTCACGCAAGGAAAGCGGAGAATCGTCCGATAAAATGAGACGTTCCAACTCCTGATCTTCTTCCTCCGTGAGTGTAATGACAATACGGGTGCTGGGAGCTGCAACACATGGAAGCGCAAGGAACAACAGGCGGCTCGCCACTATATGCGTTTCGCCGAGATAGTCAAGAAATTTCCGGATCCTGGAATTGTATGCATTTTTTCCTTCCGGCGTCTTGTGCCGATCCTGAAGGTTGAACTGTTTTACAATCTCCGGTGTTACTTCGCTGAAAGATGTAAATCCGTTGTCTACCAGATATACACAGAATTTCGTCACCGAAGAACGGTACATCTGGATTGTATGGGGTTTCCAGCCTTCCTTCTGCTTCAAGAGTAAAAACACATCCAGCGTTTCCCTGCACCATGACGGCAACATGTCATAAGGCAAAACCTTCAGACGATAATTCTTTTCGGGTATTATCCTGGCATATGTCTGCCACTGTTCCACGAAACCGAGCAGTCTGTTTGTGTCCTGAATCACAGAGGGGCCATGCAGAATTTTGCTCACAAATACATTTCTCCAGATTAGATACGTCTCTTTGCTGTAAGAAAGGGAATTTACAGAAAGAAACAGGTAATGGAGATCCGCTATCTTTCTGAGGTTTACAATGTGCCAGTGGCAATAATTCATGCTTTCCATTGTCCGAAAAATCTGTTCGCTACACTGATGATATTCTTCAGCAGAGTATTCGATGTTATGCTGCCCTGCAATAATTCCGGCGCGATCATTCCCAGAAAAATCGGTGAGGAAGAGCACCTGATTTCTCGGATAGTACTTGATCATGAGCGGAAGACTGGCAAAGACAGCCCCATTTTGACTCTCGAAAATGAGAAAACGCTTTGCACTGCTGAGCAGTGACTCTCTGTCGTGTTTGTTTTTATACGACATGACGATGTCCGTTGCGGAAATGAGATCAGATATTTCGATCTCATGGACAGTTTCGAGACCTTCGTTCTGCAAAAGAAGCAGAAATCTGCTGCAATATGCACGATTAGCGTGCAAAGATCCTGCAGAAACGGTATCCAGATACTTGTCCAATTCCCCTCGCAACCCAGGGGAAAGCTCTGAATATGCATTCATAGAGATACCTCCGTTTCATAATTGGTATCTCTATTGTATATTTTTATCCGAACAATTTGGTGGACAGGTTCTGAAGTTTATCCGAATGTTTCGTGGCTATGTGCTCACACTTGAGGTAAACTTCGGATAAAGAATTTGTTCGGATAAGATGGTTTACCCGAATATTCGGATAAACGGTTGAGTTCCGTCTCTTCCAGTTCAGCGACCCGGCCAACGGCAGGCAGAACGGCATCCACGCGGGCGAGATGAAGGCTTACATCCAGCTTTGCCTGGCCATGAGCGAACTCGCCAAGGAGGTCGCCTACGCAAGCCCCCGGCCCCAGCAGACCGACAACGAGAAGTACGCGATGCGCTGCTGGATGCTCAGGCTGGGCTTCATCGGCGACGAGTTCGCAACCGCCCGCGAGATTCTGCTGAAGAACATGGATGGCAACTGCGCATGGAGGAGCGGCCACTGAGCCGCCCTCCGGCTGCCAACCAACCCAGCCAATAAAGGTGATCGGAAAGGAGAGAGGAACAGTGAACAACTACAAAGTCGCGGTGATGGAGACACTCCGCAAAATCGTGACGGTGGAAGCCGCCAACGAACGGGAAGCACACAGGCGGGTCGCGGACGCATGGAAGAACGGAGAGGTCATCCTCACATGCGAGGATTTCGCCGGGGCGGAGTTCTGTGTAGTCGGTGAGGATGATGGGGACAAAGATGCCCTGCGGGTCGAGCGAAAGAATGGCGGTGATGAGCATGCCGGATAGAAGCTGGCTGTCGGTTCAGGGTAAACGTGCGTCGCGCTTCGTGCTGGCATACGGAAGCAATCTGAACCTCGAACGTATGAAGCGCCGATGCCCTTCCTGCAAGGTGGTGGGGACGGCTGAGCTCCCTGGTTATCGGCTGCTCTTTAAAAAGAGTATGACCGGCGCATACGCCACCATTGAACAGGATGCCAACTGGACAGTGCCGGTGGTGGTGTACAGGATCAGTGCTGCGGACGAGCTTCGCCTTGACCGATTTGAAGGCTGTCCCGGCTACTACTATAAGCATGATTTCATGCTCAGCGTCAAACGGACAAACGGCAGGAAGACAAGGGAGCTATGCGCCGCTTACATCATGCATGAATGCCGCATGCTTGGGAAGCCCAGTATGGAATATTTCAAGCTGCTGGACGCCGGTTATGCCCAGTATGGGTTCGATCTTCAAGTACTTGATGAAGGGCTGGCTGCCAGTATAGGCCAGAAAGCCGCGGAGGATTACATTCAAACCTACCTGAGCCAGGAGACTTCTAAGGACTCAGATGGAAAATAGAGAAGGAGTTGAACGAGATGAAGTACTACATTGCATATGGCAGTAACCTGTCCGTCAAACAGATGGCGATGCGATGCCCCGAGGCGAAGGTGGCCGGGAAGGCTGTGCTGGTGGACTGGAAGCTGGTGTTCAAGGTGCATGCGACCATTGAACCCAGCAAGGGGGCTTCGGTGCCCGTCCTGATCTGGGAGATCAGCGGCAGGGATGAACAGCGCCTTGACATGTATGAGGGGTGGCCTTCCTACTATGTTAAGCAGGATCTGGAAGTCACGATGACCGACCTCAAGGGGAAACGCCCCAGGAATATCAAGGCCATGGTCTATATCATGGCGGAGGGACATGCCGTTCGCATGCCCATGAAGGGGTATGTCGATGTTCTGGTTGAGGGCTATGAGCGATTTGGCTTTGACAAGGAAATCCTGCGCAGCACGCTTCTGGACGCAAGGGAAGCGGAGCGGTATGACTGATGGGGATAGCAGGCAGCAGCCGAAGGTGTAATAGTTATCGCCAGCTACGCCTAAACCACGTCATATACACACCTGTTCCCATTCCGGATCGTTTATACTGTTCCCAGAACAAAACGAACGGAGGCAATCACCATGACACGCGAAGAATACAACGAATTCCGGTACATCAGGAGCTACGAAAGGAAATATGACCTCGGCCCCGGAACGACCCTGACCATCCGAACGGATGCCAGCGCAGACTACAAGCACCGGCTGGACGCCCTATACAGGAGCTGGGGTTTTCACCCGGCCAGCGTGAGAGTGGACAGCAGGATGTACGACGACAGGGAGCGCATTATATACATCCACGGGCTTACCTTCGACCTCCACGGAGAGCCGCACCCCTGGACGGAGCTGTACACCAGCGAGGAGCGCACCCACTTCACGGCGGCACTGGATTGAACGCCGCTCCAGCCTCAGCCAGGCGCTGGGGCTGTACTTATCTCAAAAGTATCGCCATCAACGCCTATGCCCTGCACTGCTTTGGTAATATGCGGTTGGATGCCAATGGCATCACGAAATACAGAATGGAGCTGATGAAAATGATGTTTCCGGCGAAAGAAGTGGTGGAGCGATTGCGAAAGGAATATCCGGTGGGCTGCCGTATCGTCCTGGACAGTATGGATGACCCATACCACCATATCCCTGCCGGCACCCAGGGCGTGTGCCACGGGGTGGACGATGCCGGGTCTGTGATGGTCGCATGGGACTGCGGCAGCTCCCTCTCGGTCGCCTACGGGGCCGACCGTGCCCACAGGGTTGCCTCAGAGGAGGAAGTGAAGAAATCCCTCGACTGGCTGGGCAAGCGCCAGCGAAAGGCCGCAGGCGGCGGACACTGCCCCCGGTGCGGCGCACCGCTTGAAAGCTTTGCCCACCATGCTTTGAGCCGCAGGGCGGATATCATCATTTGCGACGCTGATGGAACTGCCGAGGCGTTTGAGGACGCGGGCATGGCGCCGCGAATGCCTCTGACTCAATGGTGGTGCGTACAGAACAATTGGAAGTTGTGAACAACAGTACATTTTCAACAACGAAAGGATGGTATGCTGTGATGAATCAGATTTACCTTGACCCCACTGACCAGGAATCCATGAACAGGCTGATGGACGAGCATGGCGACAGCAAGACGATGTACCCTGGTACAAACGAATACGGTGAGGATGTGTACATTTCGTTTTTCCACGATAAAATTGTGACCTCTACCACCCAGAGCAACGGTTGGATCCGGAAGAACACCTACTGGAGGGACGGCACCAGGGAGGAAACCTTCGAGAGAGACTGATCGTTCTTTTCACACCGCTTCGGAAAAGACTCCGGGGCGGTGTATTAGTTCGCCTGTAGTTATCGCCAAATACACCTGTTTCGCTTCCGGCTATGGCAATATGTGTACAACAAAAACGAGGAGGCGACACCCATGAAGAACAATGCATATTTCGACAAGATGTACCGCATCGGCCACGAATGGAGTGAAAAGCACGACGCACACGAAGAGCTCAAGGAACAGATCATCAAGGAAAAGGGCTGGGACAGCGACGAGCTGAAAGCCTGGTATGAAGAAGAGGAGAAAATGAAGTTCCCCTTCAGCAGCGGCGCGAACAAGGCGTTCCGCGCATGGCGCTACACCGAGGGTGAAGAAGTCATCATGGACGACTTTTGCTGGGACAGGGAACGACACGATTTCATCGACGCGCTGCGCCAGGCGGGCATCCGGAGCTTCGTGGTCACCAACCAGTCCACCGGCCTGATGGAAGACATTCACGGATACATTGCCGAGGGCTGCAGGTTGGAAGGTCCCTGTACCATCATCAAGAAGGATAGCCGCTGGGGTGAAGAAACGGAAGAGACCATCCAGGGCCTCCGGTTCACGCTTTGAGGAACAGACGCTTGAGCAAAGGAGGATCGCAAGATGAACATTGCTGACAAGATGGAGCGAGAGTCGCGGCTGCTTGCCAACCTGGTGAGCTGGATGGAATCCCACGGCGAAGTGCTCAGTGACCGAAGCAGATCCAATCACTACGTCGGAGTCAGGATTCGCACGATCCGCTGGCATGGCAGGGTGTATACCGCGGTGGATGTCGACGGGATGACCTGCCGGCTGGAGCGGGAGGAATAGGCTATACCGAGGACCCCAAGGAAGGAGAAGACGATGAAAGGATATTTCACTCGCAAACCCGAGAACGGCGATGAGGTCAAAGCCGAGATCAAGGAGGGCTACCGCAATCATATTCAGCCCGTGGAGATCGAGGTGCTGGGGCGGATTGTCCTCACCCTGGACGAGTACATCCATTTTTGTAGCCATCTCTGGTTTGACTATGATTTCCTCAAGCCCTATGCAGATGAATCGGTCTTCACTGCGAACAGTGCGCGCTGCCTCCTGGTCGGCGCGCCGGGACAGCCCTGGATAGCCCTCGTTCTTGAGGGGTATTCGTATGGGCGCTACGCTGCTTGGCCTTTTGCTGACAAGTACCAGCTGGCTGCGTTGCTGAGCGATTAAAACTGCGTTTTCTACACCGCCGATGCGTGTTACTCGGCGGTGTATTTGTTATCAATCACGTATCGCCAAGTACACCTGTCTCCCCGGTGGATCGTTTATACTGTTCTCGAACACAAAGAGGGAGGCCAAGGCCATGACGAGACTGGAAACCAGGATGCGTGACGCCCTTAAGGGCAACGAGCGCGAAGTGCTGAAGAAGTACAACAGGGAGATTGCCCAGGAAAGCGACCGGAAGGCGCACAGCCGCAACGCATTCGTCCGGCAGTGCTGCGATCAGCAGATTGCCCGCCTGCAGCATGAAAAGCGCCAGATCGAAGCCGCCACCATCGAGTAAGCCATAAAGCCAGAAAGAGGGAGGAGACGACCATGAAGCATACCACCACCGCCGAGCAGAACCTCGCCCACATCGACCGCCTGCGTACTCACGGCGCAAAGGTGCGCATCAACGGGGAACTGAAGGAGATCAACTCCTTCTTCTGGGACGGCGCAGTCAGCGAGTGCTTCACCAAGGGGTACAACGCGATTGCCTATGAGCTGGTGATTCCTGAGACGGATGAGCCGATGCTTTTGGCGATCTGGCGCAACGGCCATGTCGACAGCGGCTCCGAGTACCACGTCATCGACTGCATGGCACAGTTCTGACCGACTCCGCCAGCCTCCTTTCAGCCCCTTCACGGGGCTGTGTATTTATCAGTCACGTATCGTCAACTACGTGGATATACACACCGACAGGCGGTATGATCGCAGTAACAAAAGCGAAAGGGGCACCCCACCATGACAAAGGAACAAGTAATCGCGATCATCAAGGAAGCCGCCGAGAGGCACGGATTTACCACCTGCAAGTACACAATGACGAGACTGATTGAGATCAAGGAGCCTGACGACACGCACTACTTGAACTTCACCATTATCGAGCGTTTTGCCGAGGATACTGACTGGTCAAAGCGCGAGGTTTCCATGAACCTTCACTTTCGGGCAAGCATCGCCTGCATGGGCGGTGAGCCCACGCCAGAGGATCTGCTGCTCGCCTCCGACATCATCCGCCGCGGCGCGGAGCTGGTGCGAGAGCTGGAAGCCATGGACCTCAGCTACACCGTGACTGCTTGAAAGGAGCGACAAGAATGAATCGTGTCAGATACGAAGTCCAGGTCAAGCATTGTGCCGACGGCATCAGCTTGATCAAAGTCTACGATGACTATTGGGACAATGTCTACAGCTACCGGCTCAACCGCGCTGATACCTTCAGCATGCACAACGCCGATGTCGAGCTGTTCAACGGAGCATCAAAGCAGCTGCCCGAAATGCCCGGCTGGTATGCGGTGGAGGTAGAGGATTATCCCTTCGGTAAGCCGTTGCGGACATTCCAGATTCCAGATCGGCATAAGCGATACAGGCATCAATGATCATTTCCAGATTCCGGCCGCCAGCGGGCGGCTTTTCTTTATCCGCATTTTCTGAAAGGAGGCGCTTCCATTGCCCATCAATTCCCTTTTTCATACTATGACCGGCGGTGAGATCGCTGGATGGGGGCTGGCTGTGCTTGCCACCCTCATGACCCTGGTGCAGATTTCGCCTTTGAAGTTGAATCCCTGGGACAGGATCCTGGCCTGGCTCGGGCAAAAACTGAACGGCAAGCAGCTTGCGGATCTCCAAAAGCAGGTCACTGCCATGTGGGTTAACGCCCACCGCCATCATATTCTGACGTTCGCCCGCGAATGTCGCGCAGGGGTAGAACACAGCCCAGATGAATGGTCCAACGCACTGGTCGTTGCCGATGAATACGAGGTGTATTGCGAGGAGAAGCACATCGCCAACGGCATCGTCAAAGCCGATACACTGTTCATCCGCAATCTCTATCAGGAACTCAGCCGGGATCATCGGCTGTGACCATTACTATGGGTTCCTGGCGCTCCACACCTGTGGGTGCCTGTTATTTCGACCGATGCCTTGCGCATCAGAAAGGTTTATGGTGAATCCTATGCGTAACTGGATCAAGTGGGGCAAAGCCGCCGCAATCCGCGCGGCGAAGACCTTCGCCCAGACCACCGTCGCTCTGCTGCCCGCCTCCGCGATGATCACCGACGTTGACTGGAAGGTTGTCGTCGGCACCGCGGCGCTGGCTGCCGTCGCGTCCCTGCTGACTTCCCTCGCCGGTATCCCGGAGGAGGATCTGTAGGGCCAACCCACCCAGGGCGTCACGTTTCTGTGGCGCCTTTTCCTTTGGAAAAAACGTGCCTCGGCGTTAATGCCGCACTGTGCGCGAAGGGGCAGCCGGGGCACGATAAAGCGCACATTTATATATTTCATCTTTGCATCAAATGTACTTCGCGTTCTTATACACGATATGGCGTTTTCAAGGTTCTGGCCTGATTTTACCACAGTTCCCATGCCCTGACAAGGCATCAATGGAAAACGTAATCATGATCTCCAAATTCGTAATCATGGCTGTTCTTTGCACCCATTATTTCATCGATTCATTGCCTCTCTGAACGGTCAATATGCCCATTGAAAAGACAGGAGAGGTGCTGTTGTATGACATCCGATCAGATTAAAACCATCGACTGGTTGCGCTCCCAGGGCTGCGGCTACAGGCGCATCGCCGATAAGACCGGGATTTCTTTGAACACAGTGAAATCCTACTGCCGCCGCGTCCCGCTGTCTCCGGAGGTGGCAATGGAGACGTGCCCCATCTCGGAGGCGACACTTGCGCCAATGGAGGAGCCCCCCGCGCCGGTAAAGCCCCCCAAAGAGCCTCCTGTGGCGTGTGGGGCCGAATCTGTGCCGAACCCTTCCGTTACTGCGATGTTTCTGCCGTGCCACATGTGCGGAGCCCCCGTGGAACAGACTCCAGGGCGCAAGGAGAAGAAATTTTGCTCCAAGACCTGCAGTGTGCTTTGGTGGAACC